TTCGCTTCCAGCAACCGGAGTAGCTGCAAGAGTAAATGTATCATTGACTCCGTTGATAGTTCCACTTGGAACTTCTCTTGTTACGAAATCAGATGCTTCAAGTTTGGCGTCAAGCTGTGTTTGGATAGCTGATGTAACACCAGAAACATATCCAAGCTCTGTGTCTGTTACTGCACTAGCAACTGGAAGACCATTAGCATCAGATACTAACGCTCTATTAGCTGTGATTGCAGCAGCTTCAACAATAGCTCCAGCAGAACTAACCATTACTCTGTTATTACTAAGAGCGGCTGCACTATTAGTACCACCTTGGGCGATAGAAAGAGTAGCAACAGAACTTAATTCACCAGAACCGTCATTAACTACAACATGATTAGCTGAGCCAGCAGCAATTTTGCTTCTAGCAATATCAGCATCAGCAGCTAAATGAGAGTTGTCTAATGAACCAGCAGTAATGTCAAATTCAATAACATCAGAAGCAGGAGCAGCAATACTTACTGTTCCAGCAGTTTGACCAAGAGTATAGAACTGTAAAGTGTCTCCACTTAACTGTTTGAATATCCCTTGTCCAAGACCAACGTTTTCTGCGTTATTAACGTCTCCTGCACCAGAACCAGAGAACTGAGTGAAGGAAAGTTCTGTAGTATCAACAACGATAGGATCATCAGTTGTAAGAACCCAACCAGTATCAGCATTAACCGTTCCTTCTTCTACGAAACAGAAAAGGTTAGCTGTTACTTCAGCATCTTCATCAGCATCAGAAGAACGGCTTGCAGCTCCAGAAGCAGATGCTTCATAGATACCATTTTCTTCAGCAGAAGTTTGATTCTTAACAAGAATACGATCACCAGCAACCAGAGTAACGCCATCAATAACGTCTCCAGCTTCAAGCTCTGTAGAAAGATCTACATTAGCTGTTGTTGCAACACGAACAGACTCTTTAACGTCAAGACCAGAAACAGCTCGGTCAACGTCTACTTTTCTAGCAGCATCGTTATCATTAACAGGTGCAGCTAGGTTCTGGATGGTATTAGAATTTGCATTAAGATTACCAGTCAATGCAACTGATCCATCTCTTTGCAGAAAATCAGCGCCATCAGCTAGTTTTGATGTCTCAATACCAGCAGCAGCGGCGATTTGATCATTCTCAATTGTCCCATCCATAATTTGTGTATTACCACGAATTTTGGTTACAGCCATTTGATTTCTCCTTGAATTAATTAACTCACTTATTTATCAGAATAACTTTTTTAAAAAAAATTTAACAACTCAACTTGGTGTAATCACACACCAAAACGTCTCCAGCAAGAGGAGGATTATTCATTGCTATAGTATTATTGTCTATAAAGACAAAATCGTTATCAAGTCCCTCTCTTTGTTTCAAGCCATTCAAATAAACACTTATAGAACCAGGTACGAACTCATTTATAGTTTGGAACGTTACATTATTTCCATCGACTGGTCCAGTCATAGTCTCATTATAAACCAATCGAATTTGAACAGGAAATATATACTGTTCTTTACCAACCACTGTTACACCCACCCATTATTACTTATCAGTGTACTTATATTTATAAAGAATAAACTTTCCACAGGATAAATCTCTAAAAATTTTTAAAACGTTTTACTTTTATATTTAGCTGCTCATTTTTGAGTCGCATTTCCTTTCTAAGCAGCTTGAATAATGATTTAACTTTAATAGAACTCAAACCATCCATAGCAATTTTTGAAAATGATTCAAAATCATTATCCAAAACATACTGTCTCATTTTGGATGCACTTGCACCTGATACTCCATCAGCATCAGGATCTCTACTTCCAGCAGAAACAACTTTAAAACTATTCAAATCGTATGATTTTTTTGGATCTTTGTGGTTTACATAAGTTCCAAGCATTCTTTCAAATTCTGAAACTCTATCAGATCCAACGACCATAATAACGTCTGTTACTCCCTCTTCAACAAACGATCTCATTATTTGAGTTATTGTTCTCAATTCACTATTTATTATATACTTTCTTGCTTCAGGATAACCCATTCTCAAATAATTAACTTTATCTCTATATTCCAATGGGTTCTTTTTGTTGTCTTTTGTATGTGATAAGTAAATTCTCGGCTCTGCTCTATTCTTTTTTGCTACAGATATAACTCTATCGATCAGCTTTTTATGCCCGATAGTCATTGGATTTAATCTGCCAAATGTAAATACAACAGTTTTACTCATTATGCTGTATCCTTTATAAAATCAAAAGCTTTAATAGCAGCATCTAAGGAATCTTCTATTGCTATAGCTCTATGTGTGTTGCAACAATATTTTATTTTACCAGACTTAGTTGTGGTCTTCCATATAGCACAAGTTTTCTCACCTTTTGGTCCATGATGCCAAGTGCAACCAGCTTTTATAGCCTTCTCACGCTCATCAGGATCTAAAGACTTTCTATTCTTCTTCAAAGTCTTTGCATCATAACTACTTTCTTCTAAATACTCACGAAATCGTTTCATTACATACTTCTCTCAACTTTATAATATTGAATCTCTGTTGGCTCTGTGCCACGAAAACTAACTTCGGCTTTGATAATACCAGCTTTAGTTGTTATTTTTAATACTTTGTAGCCAAAAGAAATGAATCTCTGTTTAATTGCATCTTCTGGTGATTTTCCTCTTGCTCCAGCAATTCCGCCAACAACTTTATTATTTCTCGGACCACTAATCTGCTTGAAGTCATAAACACTTTCTGATATAAACTCTCGAAATTTCTTCATTATTTACTCCAATTTTTAGGCAAATTGAAATTTGCTCTACTGAATTCCAATCGATCAACAAGCTTTAATGCTGAGTCTCCCAATCTATCAATTCCAACAAATCCCTCTGGAGCAGTTACTTTAAGACCATTAGGTGTCTCAAGAAATGTTCCCAGATTCTTAGCTTTTTCTAATTGTCTAATTAATATCAACTTTGCATCAACAAGAAGTTCTTGAATCTGAAACAGATAATATAATTGCTCACGATTATTTATAATCTGATTTATAAGTTTAGTTTTTGCTTGTACTCGTCTATCTTTAGCTCCTTGTGTTTTTAGTTGTGATATTTCTTTATTATATCTATCTTGAATGAACTTCATTAACCCATTAACATGACGTTTAACATTACCAATTCTCTGTCCAGAGCGAACTTTACTATTATTGTATGTGTGTATAAGCATCCTAAGCTTCTCATCATATACAATATAGTTAATAATTTTAGGATTAAGTTTTCTAAATAGCTTTCCAACTTCAGATAATTTCTTTGTTACCTCTTCAGTTTTCTTCTTAGTTAGTGTTGAATTTCCTGATGTGTCTTTGAAATATGCATCTGTAAACCAAACAGATTTTGTCTTAGTTAGTCTACTAGTATCATAACCAAAATTTGCCTTGAGATCTGACATCTTATTGCCAGTATAATAAGTATGAAATACTATGCCAATTTTACTTGATTGTATTGTTTTAGCCAAATCACTTTTCTTAGGAACTGCATATAATATAGTATTAGGCTTGAAAATTAAATGACTCTCTCCATCAATTGTCTTTGTTGATAAATCACTCTTAGTATATAGTAAATCACCCTGAACAACGCCTTTGATGCCAAGCTTAGAAAATTCATCTAAAGCAACATGAAGTTTTTTGGCTAACTCTCCAGAATGATTATCATCAATATCATCGTGTGTATAATTAATCTTAGGTGTTTTATTGAATATACTTTTTGTGCCAACAAAGAATCTGCCATTTTCTGGATTTGTTCCTGTAAATATAGCTGGTGCACCATCCCATTTGACAGTAACATTTACAGCAGAATCAGAATGTCCTGCTAACATATCACGCAAACCTTGGAGCATCTTGATTGATTGCCTAAGACCATCAGTACCCATTTCGAGAATCTGATCCTCTAAATGGGTCATGTGAACATTTTTTGCTTCAGTTATAAACTGTTTAAATCTCATCATTACTTCCAGGGATCTCCACTAAACTTAATACTACTGGCTATCTTCTCACTCTCATATTTAGAACGCATTTTCAAGATACGTTTTCCGCCAGCTTTAATGCCAATAGAATCGTTACCAACTTTTTCTAATGTAATCTTTCCTTTGGTTAAAGCTGAAATCTTTTCATTAGCTAAAGGATCTTCAACTTTAGCTGTGTATGGTGGCTTCTTGCCCATACCTGTTACTTTTATATATGGTGGATACAAACTGTCTGTTGCGTCTAACCAATCACTCAATACATAAGAACGCAATTTATCTTGAGATAAAGTTTTTAGTTTCTTAAACAAATCATCACGAATTTTTGAAAGTATTTTGGAGCCAGCTTCAACGGTTGCTGCTTTAATTGATTCATTGCCACGCTCACGAATATATTTCTTTCTCTGAGACTTAGATTTAGGCAAAGCATATTTTTGAACAATCTTATCCTCTTCTTTATCAACCATAGCTTTCAGTCGAATTGAAAGAGATTTATCAATGGTTCCTATACCAGGATTTTTAAATCCTATATCACCTCTAGTCTTAGTTGATTTGGCAGAAATGCCTAAAAACTGTTTACTTGAAAATTGTATGAGAACATCTGTAGGATTCTTTCGACTATCAACATCCCTACCAACAGCTTTAGCTAATACACCTGGTCTAGCGGTCCACCACACTTTCACAACAGAGCCATTAAAGCCATGCATCTTAGCCCATTTAAGAACTTCTTTGGCTTGTTCTTCAGCTCTTAATGTTTGTTGGGCGGCTTCTTCATTTCCAACTTTAGCTGTCTTTTCTTTTAATTGTCTCTTGGCATCGGCTGAGTCTTGGAACTTCGACCACTTCTTATCTGCTAAGAAATAGCCCATCATAATCTCATTAATATCCGCTGCGTCTGTGTTTGATATTCTTACCATGATGTTCTACAATTACGTTAATCCCCATTTATTTAGTTGTATTTATTTTTTGATGATTTGGATTAGTAATTCTTAATCAGAACTTCATTGACATCTTTTCTTGATTTGGAGTTTGCTGCTATTCCTCGATATACAGATATACTTTTTATCTCATATTCACTATACAATTTCTTCAGCACTGGTGCATCAGAATTGGATTGCATCCACATAACACCTCGATCTGTCAACTCATCACATACTTTCAACAATCGCTTTTGATCATTCATATCAAAGCCACTCTTTGTATAAGATGTGAATGAAGATGTTATACTAACAGGCACATAAGGAGGATCTAAATAAACAAAATCGCCAGCTTTGGCTTCTGTTAATATCTCTTCAAAATCACCACATTTTAATTCAACATCACAATTATTCAATGCAAGATGGCATTCCATAAGTGTATTATTATCTGATATGGTTGGATTCTTATAGTGTCCAAATGGAACATTAAATTGTCCTTTAGAATTCTCTCTATATAGACCATTGAATCCTGTCTTATTCAAATATATAAATCTTGCTGCTTTATACGAATCAGACAATTCCGACCAAGATGCATCATTTCTATCCAATTCACGAACTCTATAATATTCATCTTCATCATTAACAAATGTTTCTAAATTATCTATTAATTCATGTGGATTATTCTTAACTTGATTGTATGTGTTGATAAGTCCATCATTAAAATCAGACAAAACAGCACAACCGGGATACAATGCAAACAACAAAGCGGCAGAACCAGCAAATGGTTCATAATATACATTGTAATCTTCTGGAACCTCAGGTATCAAGTGAGGCAATAATCTTCTTTTCCCCCCAACCCACTTGAGTATGGGTTTCACGAATTGTTTATTTATTTTTGTATTCATTTAACTTTTTCACCATATATCTTGTAATGTTTAATGCCTTTGCTGCATCTCGTAATGATGGATACTCCACACCATCAATCATAACTGGACAAATATTTGGTTGCTTCATTTGATTTCCACGTGTAAGACTAGATTTCTCACTCATTAATTTCCTACTCTCATCCGAATGCTTTTGTCCATAGAAAGGATTATTTTTACCTGAATGCAATTGACTCATGTGGCTCTTAACTTCATCACTAACAACCCTGCCAGATCCACCACAGCATCCACCAATGGAATTGTTGTATCCAGAATTATATGAATCATATTGTTCTATAAAATATATTTCCTTCTCCAAGGCTATATCTTTATCATTAGATTCAAATATTACATCAAATGTAAAATTCTCCCAACCATACTTTCGGATGGCTCTATGTAAATGTCCACTAACATAGTATGCTCCACGATGAAATCGTTTTCGTGCCGGCACGTTTCCTGTAAATCCTATATAAATTTTTTGATTGATTTTATTTTGTATCTTATACACACTATACATAACTAAAACATATCTATATCATCAAACTTATCTCGGCGTTCAGCTTTCATACCGTTACCAAAATCTGTCTTATCAAATAAAGGCTTATCATCTTCCTTTTTATTAGTTTTCTTAGTGTCCAAACTTGTTATCTGTGCCGATTCTTCAACATCAAACAATTTCATCTTAGAACGATCAATGCCAACAATAAATCTTCTATTCAAACTAACATCATTATAACGATTCTTTAATTGCTTAAACAAAACTTGATTCATTTTCTCAAGTTCTTCATTTGATGTCATTGCAATCATAAAATCTGCGGTTGCAGGAAGACCAAAACTTTCAGATGTATCTTCCAGTCCAATATCTGTACTTGTGTATCCAGATCTTGTAACCTGGGTAGCACTAAAAATTGGCACATCATATTCAACTGCAAAGCCACGCAATTCTTCAGCTATGCTTTTGATATAAAAATAACTATTTGAACTATCCCGCAATCTTGATGATGTCATTAAATTCAAATAATCAACAAATATAATATCAGGAACAAAATTCAATTTAATCTTATAATCTTCCATCAATGCTCTAAAGTGATTAACATTTGCAGATGCCGTTGGATATTCTTTGACTTTAAGTTTGCCAACTATCTTACCTTTTAGTGCATCAAATCTTTTCAGATATATGTCTTTTGGTAACTCTTTCAATTCATGTATTGGAACATTCAAAAGATTTGCATCTATTCTCTCTGCCACTTTATTCTCAGACAATTCAAGGGTTATATACAAAACATTATAACCAGCAGCCATTGATGCAGCAGCAAAATGACATAATGACAAACTCTTACCAACTCCTGTTCCTGCCAAAATTATATTCAGTGTTTTATTTGGTGTTCCTCCATTTGTGATTCGATTGAAATAATCTAAGTCATATGAGATTCTACTTTCTTCGTTATGATATTCTTCATACCTTGCTTCAGCATCTTCCATATAATCATGCCCAATATTTGGGTCAAATGAAACAGCTAATGCATCTTTGAGTAATTCTGGAACACAACCTTTATCCCGATTCTTATCTTCACCATTCAAAATTTTAATTGATTCACTCAAAGAATTTCTGCAAGCTTCTTCCTTGCAAAACTCTTCGGTCTTATCAATTATCCAGTCCATATTCAACTCATCTAAACCATCAGTGGTTAGATCATTAATATATGCAACTACCTCTTTATATAAATCATCAGATATACTATCTTCATTTGCACGAATTAATATAGCTTCTTTAGTTGGTGTACTATTATAATCTGAAACAAACGATTGTATCTCTTTAATAATATATCTCTCGGCAGGTACCCTAAAATATATCTCCTTTAAAAAGGGCAATACTCGTCTTAAATATTCATCTTTATTCAGCAAGCATTTGATAATTAGGGTCTCTACTCTCTCATTTATTGTCATCAGGTATCTCCAAATATACTTTACCAGACTCTTTATCAACTACGAACAAATCACTATGCTTATGCATAACATTAATAAGTATTTTTCCTTTAAATACTTCCCAATCATTATACTGTTCTTCGGTTAACATTCGTCTTTGTTCTTCAGGTACAAATAGTATATCACATTCTGACTGAACTACTAGCTTTTTCTTTTCTTCTTTTAAATCTACTTTATTGTAAGTATAGACTATACCTTTCCAGTCTCCATCAGTAACCTTAATGCACCAAGCCTTTGGGTTCTCTGGAATGGTAATAATCTCATACTTACCTTCAACTTCTGGATTTATCATGTCATTATTTTTACTCATTAAGAATCTCCTCTACAATATCATCCTCCTCTGGAGCTCCATACTCAAAAGCAGTTTGAGCATATTCATCAATCTGATCTAATATATCTTGAGTGAAATATTTTTCTGGATTTTTATTAATCTTTGTCTCAAATGCTTTAGTTCCATCAGGAAATTGATACTGTTTTGATAACTTGGTTACTATACCGGCTTCAACAGCAAGTCCTAATAAACCATAATATCTATCTAAACCAGATTCAAACATAAGTCTAACTTCAACTTGTTTCTTTTCTCTTGTATTCCTAGACTTAATGTTCTTAACTTTAATGCATACGCCAGTAACTTCTTTGCCATCTTTAAATTGGCTCTTACTCAAAAATTTAATATCACTTGATGCATACTTTACGCCAGAGCCGCCACTCATTTCTTTGCCAGGTATAAAACTACCAACTTTAGCATATAAATGATTCGTAACAAGTAATGGTATGCCAGCTTTACTCAATTTTAATGTTAGTGTTCGAAATGCTGATTTAACCAACTGCGCTCTTGTCATATCTTTAGTTTCAGAGCCAGATTCACTATCAGTCAACTCCTTAGTTGTTGATAGCATACCCAAACTATCAAGTCCCATAATAAGTGGTGGTCTCTTTTCTTCATCTCGTTCAAGATAATTATTAACAACCCGCAAAGCTTGTGTCCTAAATTGCTGAATAGTTTCTACTGGAATAATTAATACACGCTCAACATCAATTCCACGTGATTCTAATAATTCCTTAGATATAGCACCCTCAGATTCAAACAGAACACACCTTGCATCCAAATCTGTATCAAGAAAGTTCTTAATAATACCCAACATGAAGAATGTTTTACCAGTAGCTTCTTCACCAGCCAAAGCACTAACTTTATTACCTTGAATACCACCATATATTGAACCAGAATATAATGCATTAAGAGCATATGAACCAGTATCAACAAATTCTATTGTATCTGCATATGTACCATCAACAGCTACAGACGCATAATTATTATCAATAACATCTTTGATATCATCAAATAGATCTTTACTCATCTTACCTCTATTCAAATATTAAAGTTCTTTCCTTCTCAGTTTTCCAACCAATCACATCTAAAATCATCTTAACAGGCTTCAAATACACAGTCTCAAATTGTTTATCATAATCAATATGTTGATGCAAATTCATTTCTTTTGGTAGGACAACAGAAAATGAAATTCCATCCTCTTGTGTAAAATTGGGTTTCTTCAAGTAGATAAACTTAACTTTATCACCATCTTTAACACTTTCATAATGTCCAGTTAATTGTTTATCATCCAATAGCTTATTAAACAATAATGAACCCTTGACATGATATGGTGTGCCTTTGATGTACAAGTGATTCTTATCACAATATTTTTTGATACCATTCATACTCGTTGGCTTGCCAATCTCTTCCGCTGAAAGTGTATTAAATTCTTTCTTAAAATCTTTGATGTATTTAATGACTGTATCATTATCTGTCGTCATAATCAATTTAAGAGTCTCTTTAATCTTATCTCTACATACTTCTGGTGTAGATGACTTAACAGATTCAATACCCATAATCTTGAGATCTGGAGTTTCATATCGAACACCCTCAAGATCATAAACATTCATAACATAACGTTTCTTTGCTGTCCAAATAGCTTTATCTGATAATGCTTCACGTTTCATTACCATCTTCTGATCATAAACATTAAGATATTCACCGAGTCTGGCACAAGAATCATCAATAATATCTGTAATCTTTTTCTCACAAACTTTATCCAAGTAGTCAATAACCTTATCTGTATCTGTCTCATCTGGCATAATCTTATTGATTAAGTTTTCAAGACAAACGTATATTGAATCTGTATCTATAGCAACAATATAATCTTGATTATCTGTATCTAAGACTTTATTTAAGTATTCATTGACATCTTGTGCTATCCACTGAATAACTAACTGTCCAGAAAGTGTTACAGCTTCAGCTAAACGAATATCATAAAAACGAAAGTACTGATTGCCCATTGCACCATAAGCTGAATTGAGCTGTACTTTCTTGGCAAGCTGATAATTATTATATTTTCCTATTTCAATCTTCGTTTTCTTCTGTAATAATTTAAGTTCTTTATCTGATAATTTAGTTATGTCCATTATTTCTTCCTAGTAGTTTTCTTTTTGGTTGCTTTCCTCTTAACTGGCTTTTTAGCCTTCTTTTTCTTTTCTGGCTCTTTAACTTCATCATCAAGTGGCTTATGTAATTCACCAATTACTTTAAATATAATATACTTACAATCAACAACACCACATGGATACATACCACTAAAATGAAAATCTACTTTACCAAGTATCTCATCACCAACAGCAATTAGTGTTAGTTTCTTAATTAGCTGTTCTTCTGATAATTGAAACATTTCTATAAAATCTATTTGAACCAAAGCTTCAATATCTTCTATCTTGCCATCAGACAAAACAGACAAATCTTCATAGCTAGGCTTTGGTGGCTTAACACTAGGCATAGGAGTCTTAGCATCGGTTTTGTCTGATGGCAAGATAGAAGATATTGAAGCTTTGGTTCAAATAGATTTTATAGAAATGTTTCAATTATCAGAAGAACAGCTAATTAAGAAACTAACACTA